CGCGAAGCGGAACTATCGGCGTGTTTTTTTGCGCACGCCATGCCGTTTGTTGGTGGGTAAGTAACCGCCGACGCGACCGGCATAAGGGATCGCAGCGACCTTGGCCAAATTGCTACACGGTTTGTAGCATTGCTACACAAGTTGTAGCGCCTACCTACTTGGCCCCGTGCGCCGCCCCGTATAGGGCAGCGCAAACCTTGGAAAAACTTTGATTTGTTCGACCCCTTGCGGGGGCATTTGCCAACAATTCTAAACGCGGCCAATTACACGTTGGCCGCGTTTTTTCATGGAATCGCACCACCACAGACCACAGCAAACAACACTCGGCCCCGTGCGCAACCCCGTGCGCTAGGGTTCGACCCGTGCGCGCGATTGTTCGGGCGTTTTCGGTTGTTCGCCGACCACAACACCGCAAGCCGTCGCCCAGTGTTCAGGCGTTACGCGTAGGTAATGATCCTTGGCCACCCGTGTGCTATGACCAATCCAACAATCGCACACGTGGGCCGGGAAACGTTCTTCCAAGTCCGTTCGAGCCGACGCGCGCAGGTTGTGCCACAGTTTTGGCCACGGATCCACGCCCGCCGTGCGGCAAGCGGTTAGCAGCCACGTTCGCCATTGTGTGGCAGCCGACGCGCGGCAGCGGTTGAACACCCAGGGCGTTTCCGGTGCCGAGTCGAAAAGCGCCGCAAGTTCCGCCCGAGCCGGTTCAAACAGCGGAACAACACGAAAACCGGTTTTTGTACCGCCCGGTATTTGCAAACGGTTGGCGTGCAAATCGACATTGGCCCAGGTAAGCGCCAACGGTTCGTGCGGCACGCGAAGCCCACACCACCGGGCGAGTGCAAACAACGCGCGACCCTCAAGCGTGGCGAATCCATCCAACACCAATTTGGCCGTTTCGTTGCTAACGTAGGTTTGCCGTGTTTTATCTACACCCCTCTGAAACACAATTTTGGAGAACGGATTATTGGCCACAAGATTGGCCGCAATTGCAGCGTTGAACACTTGGGAACACCGCCCAACCATTTTGCCCGCATGGCTATTGGAAACCGCTAACCGAAGATCCGAGGCGAACAACTGGGCATCATAGGCGGTGATTTCCGCTAGGGTTTGAGTGGGCCACCGCTGGGCAACGTGCAAACGGGCCGTTTGCCAACCTTTGCGGGTCGAATTTGAGAAATCGCGGCGTGCGGTAACGTATTGATCCCAAAACGCTAGAAAACTAGGGACGGCGGCACTATTCCACGTAGACAATAAACCAACCGATTTAAGAGACTCCAAAAACTTGAGATTGCACGCAGCAAGCCACGCGGCCAACTCAGGTGTTGGTGGTTCTCCAACTCGGGCAAGTCGCCCAAGTTGTTCCACCCGCAGCCGCACCGAGGCCGCAGCGCTCGAGGGGATCCGGCCAAGGTAGATTTTTTTGGACGGCCCAACGGGCATGGCAATTTCTAGGTACCAACCCCCGCGAGCGTGTTTCCATACGCTAGCCATTTAACCACCGTTCCAATTCTCGGTGGGTAACCAATAGCGTGCGCCCAACGCGTTTGGTGCGTAATTTACCGGTATTCGCTTGGGTTTCGATAACCCTTTTAGAAACGCCGCACATATTCGCAATTTCGGCCAGAGAATAGGCCACGCGGGGCGGTGGTGGTTGGATGCGGTTTTCGGTATCGATCCGGCGTTCCACAATCTCAGCAACGAGCCCAGGTTTTGGGTTTTCGGTTTCCATCGGTGCCCCAAAGAGTCGGGGCCGTGTTGCAAGCACACGCACATTATGATTACCCTTTAAACCGAATCAAGTATTTGAGCGCCGCTAAAGCCATTAAACCCACCGAGTAAGCAACCCAAGCGTTTGGGATCGCCGCGATTGAGGCCGAAAACACAAACCCGACCGAATACAGCACGGCCCACAGGATCCAAAGCCAATCAGTTTTTGTTGGGTTTTCCATTGGGTTTACCGTTATCCTTTTTGCGCCATGGGGATTGGGGTTTGAGTTGGCCGGGTTCTAAGGGCGTTCCCACCCGATAAAGCCAGACAGACCGTTGCATTGCACCGACGGACGATTTTAGATTCGTCAGCGCCCGTTCAAGTGTTAGGCGATTGTGGGCCACCAACGTTTTCGTTGGCGTTTTGTCCGCAATTATTCGGCACTCCTCAAACAATTCCGCCGCGTTTGTAAGTTGCCGAACTACGGCGGCCAATTCGTCGACCGAAAATTCGTAAGCCCGATCCGCTGGTTTTTTCTTAGCCATAAAGTTTGTCCTCCGCAAAAATTCTAACCGTCTTTTGGAATTTTGCAAGTTTTTTGCGGTTCGTAACTATTTGGGAAATAACACGTTAGAAAACGTTCACGCTGAATTGGCATTACAATCCCAATAGTTTTTTGTAGTGTTTTTACAAAAACAAGATAAACTAGCCGCATGGGACGAAAACGCAAAACAAAACCAGCATTGGCCAGAGGGTTAACCGCAGCGGATTACCACCGTTTACGCCGGCGAATTGAGGACGGCGAATACACGTGGGAAACGGCGGAAAAACTCGGGTTGTGCTTGCCGCGCCGACAAAGCAAAAAACCGTTGGGCCGACCGATTTTGAAAACAGGCCGTGTTGCAAGCACGCCTAAAACGGGGGGCCAAACGTGAGCGTTCACAGCCAAGAAAACCGCAACGAAGTGTTTTACAGTTTGGCCGAGTTGCCACAGGTGAAACGCAGGATTTGCGAACTATTGGAAAACAAACTCAACGGATTAACGCGGCACGAAATCGCCGCCGAGTTGGGTTTGCCACTCAGTTCGGTTTGTGGACGCGTGGCGGAATTGGAGAGCGACGGGTGGGTGTATTCGACCGAGGAAACAAGGGAGACACCCTACGGCAAACCGGCCACCGTCGTTTGTTTTGCGAAACGCACCAAGTTGGTACAGGGTGAGTTGTTTTAGTTCACAACGGGCACGTTGCGGTTGTTGTGGTCGCAACGCCGCAACGTGTTTGTTTTTCAAATTGGAGGTTAAAAGCATGAGCAAGCTACGCAACTACATGGTTGACCAGTTCGACGAGCCGTTAGAGGTTGGGCGGTGCTACGGGGGCCATTTGTGCGGCCAGCAAACTAGGGCCCAGGTGTTCTATGTTGACGCGATTCTACGCGACCGCTGGGTAATGCGGCACGTCGATACAACGCAGCCAAAAACCGAAGGTGTTCCAGCGTTTACCGGCCAACGCGTAGTGCTAACAAATCTAATGGCCGGTTTGTATTCGTTCATTCGCTTGGATGAACAATACAGGGAGGTTACCGAAATTGCGGAACCGGCCAAATCAAAGCGTGTCGCCAATATGCGCCGTGGGTTGGAACAAATCGCCAAGGATGCGGCACGGATCCGACAGAAACAAACGCGTTTGATTCAGGAGGTTGCATTGGCGCTCGAGGGAGCCGCCGCACCCGATGATGTTGGGGACATGGCCGCCGCGTTTGTTCGAGACGATGAAAGCCACATCACGATTGAACAAATGGTGGAATTGTACAGCGATTCGCTTTACCGGCGGGAAACCGAGTCGTGAGCGTTTTGGATCCATGGATTTGGTAATCGGCGAACGTTTTAAACACTGTTTTGGAGGAACAGCAAATGGCCAAGCGTGCACGGAGGCCAACTACTAATACGCGTGCGTTAATAGACGCGTTGACCGGCAAAAAAACCCATAAGTATGGCGCGAAGCCAACGATGGTGGACGGGCGGCGGTTTGCTTCAAAACGTGAAGCCCGCCGGTATTCCGAGTTAAAGCTAGCCGAACAGGCGGGCAAGATTGAAAATCTACGGTGCCAGGTGCGTTACCGATTGGTTCAGGTGGTTCACTATGTAGCCGATTTCGTTTATTGCGAAAACGGCAACGAGATTGTTGAAGACGTTAAAGGGTATCGCACCCGCGAGTATAAGGCCAAGAAAAAACAAATGGCCGACCAACTAGGGATCGAGATTAGGGAAGTTTAGGAGGGGCCGCAACCATGGAACAGTTGCGTTTTGATTGGGGGGAATCGGCGGAAGTCGAACGCGCAGCCGAAACGGCGATTAGGGCACAACGTGCCAAAGCGTGTGAGGCCGCATCCGTGGCACTCGGTGCTAGGCCCGGGGAAGTGTTGCACCGGGTTGCAGGAACCTTGGCCGTGTGGGTTGATAGCCCGAGCCAACGCGCTCGAGGATTAACGGGATTGCGTTGGGCCGGTACATGGGCCGAGTTGGCCGCCAAGCTCGATTGCAGCGCCGAAAGCGTTGGCCGTGCGGTTCGGCGATTGCGTGCCGCTGGGTTGGTGGATACCAATACCGTGGTCGATGATCGTGGGGCGGTGGTCGGTGTGTGTGTCGAGTTGCAAATGCGGGTTGTGCAACAATTTTTAAACCCGGCTAACCCCCCCGTCACCGGCCCCAGCGCCGGCCCCGACGTTGGCCCCGACGTTGGCCCCGGCGCCGGCCCAGGCGCCAAACGTCCACACTATATTTCCGATTTACCGTTGAAACCGAAAGATCCGCCACCCCGCGCGGCGGCGGCGGAAATTGCAAATTTAGAAACCAAACAGCCAGACCCATGGGGGGAAGTTCGGCGAGCGCTCGAGGGTGCCGGGGTGAGTCGCAGCCAAGCCGCGATTGTGGCCGCTAGGGACGCAGGATACAGCCCCGCCGACGTGTTCGAGATACTCGGGCAGTTCACCCAACACCGTGCGTTATTCGACGGCCCAGGGGCGATAGTGGATCGAATCCGAAACGGTGCGTGGCCAGTCGAATTGCCAAACCCCGAGGTTGACGCACGCAGGGCCGCAGCGTTTGACCGAGCCAAACGCCAACAAAAGTTTGAAGCGATACGCGGCCAAATTGTTTTAGACGCACGCCGACGCGGGGAAACGATCACCGACACACAGGCCGACGCATTGGCAAACGCCGCGTTGGATCGACCTTGTTTTTTCATTGGTCGCCTATGAACGCCTAGAGTTTTGCAAGGTGGTTTACGTTGCGTTAACCATCGGTTTTTTATTCATTTAGTTTCTTATGGGGGGTTAAAAATGAGTTGGATTATAAACGGTTGGTGGTTCTACATTGGGTTTTCAGTTGGTTTAGCCGTTGGAGTTTCAGCGGTGGCATTTGCCGTTTCTATGGTTTCAACTGTTTATAGGATCGCAAACAAGGATGTTTAAAACCACGCGATTTACTGACGTACTAGGCGCGTTTTTGTTTGGTTTGGCGTGTTGTTTACTGATTTGGCAATTTGAAGCAAACCGAATACCACCCGAGCCGCCCGACCAACAGGCCGAACAAGTTGACGACGACAGCGGGTTGGGTTCGCGCTCGAGCGATTGGCCAAGGATCCGAGCCGAGTTTGTAGCCGAATTTCCAGCGTGTGCCGCGTGTGGAAATACTGCCACGTTAAACGTGCATCACGTAAAACCGTTTTGGATACACCCCGAGTTGGAGTTGGAAAAATCCAACCTAATCACGTTATGCCGTGTGCACCATTTTACGTTGGGGCATGACCCCGACGGCCCAACCGGGCCACAGAAACCAGATTGGAAGAAATCGAACGCATACGTTCGCCGCGATGCGGCCAGGTTAAGACGATGAAACGAACACCAACCAAACGATTGAAACCAGGGCTAAAGCGGTTGGATAAAACCACCGCAGAGATAATCGGTAGCTCGACCATGCCCGCCAATAAGTTGGCATTTACGTACGACGTTTGCCTAGCAACCGTTTACCGGTGCCGTATCAAGTACCGAAGGGAGAACGAAAACGGGATCGCATCGAAAAAACAACCAGGCCGGTGCGCAAGGTGCCGCCGAAAGATTGTGACCGCAGAGTGTTTAGCGTGTAAGGTGGAACGTGGATAAAGGCAAACGCTACCAATTGTTCCTAGGAGATTGCGCAGAGCAATTAAAGCAGTTAGAAACGGCAAGCGTGGAAGCGGTGGTCACGGATCCCCCATACGGTTTGCAATTCATGGGGAAAACATGGGATAACGCGGTGCCAGGTGTGGAAGTTTGGGCCGAGTGTTTACGCGTTTTGAAACCGGGTGGGTATCTGTTAGCGTTTGCAGGAACACGAACCCAACACCGAATGGCCGTGGCAATCGAGGACGCAGGGTTCGAAATACGTGATTTGATTTTTTGGTGTTATGGTTCGGGTTACCCGAAAGCGTTGGACGTATCAAAGGCAATCGACGGGTTGGACGCGACCGAGGCCCAGCACTACCGGCGTTTGGAGTTTACCGCGTGGGTTCGTTCGCAGGGCGTAACCGCTAAACAAATTGACGACGCAACGGGAACGGCCATGGGTGGCCACTACGTTAGCGCAAGAAGCCAACCGGCGATTATGACTATAGAACATTTAGAACAATGCCGCCATTTGTTCGCCGACGTTCCGCAATGGGTACAGGCCGCAGCCGAGCAACGCAGCGTGGAATCGAAAAACTTAGCCTCTCGGGAAATCGTTGGTACGCGCAGAGCCCACGATTTAAAAACCGACCGGCCCGTTGCAATTCAAGCACAAAGAAAACAAAAAACTAGCCACAAAACGATACCTATTACCAAGCCAAAAACAACAGATGCGGAAAAATGGGCCGGTTGGCACACAGCGATAAAACCAGCGTGCGAACCTATCACAATGGCCCGCAAACCGTTTGCCGGTACGGTTGCCAACAACGTGTTAGAACACGGAACAGGAGCGTTAAACGTGGAAGCGTGCAAGGTAACAAACGGCGGTTGGCCGTCAAATGTTTGCCACGATGGCACACCCGAGGTAACGCGAGGTTTACGTGACGCGGCACGGTTTTTCTATACGGCAAAACCAAGTCAATTGGAACGCAATCTAGGCTGCGAAAATCCACACCCGACAGTTAAACCCGTGGCCCTAATGCGTTGGTTGTGCCGTTTGGTAACGCAACCAGGTGGCGTTGTGTTGGATCCGTTCATGGGATCGGGAACAACAGGCCGGGCCGCGTTGATCGAGGGTTTTAGGTTTGTTGGGATCGAACGCGAAGGCGAATACATGGAAATCGCCAAAACGAAAATCACACAAACCGCAAAACATTTGACAGAACATGGCCGCCAATTGGAGTTGTTTTAAATGAAACAACCAGAGGGCGAACCGTTTCGAGAGTTGCTAAAAATAGCGGAGCCCGTGCCGGTTAGTTTGCTTGGTGTAATAACAAAAGCATTAAATAAAGAATACGGGCAAAACGTGGTGATGATGCAAACCGGGCAATTTTTAATTTTTAGAGTGGTAGAAAAATCGAGAGAAGAACCAACAAACCGAGGTGACGAAAATGGCCAAAAGGGCGACTAAACGCAGCGTGCACGGATTGCCAAGCGACCGAAAAACCAAACCGAAAATACCGGCCACGTTGTTCATAATCGGGCGTTGTGGGACGTGCAAGTATTGGATTGACGCCAACAAATTGGAACACATGGAACCACACAAGCCACAAGACGCGTTCAACCCAATGCGCCGCGAGTGCTGGGCCCAAAACCCAAACGTAGTTTTACCACAACGCAGGGTGCAAACCGGGCCGTTCGATTTGTGCCGGGATTGGGAATACAAGGATTCACGCGCCAGAATTGCGCCAGAATAGCGGCATTAACTCAGTTTTGGCGCAATTCCAAAAACAGCTAGGACAACGCCGTTAGCGTGCCTAAACTCGGGAAATCATGGCGACACTAGCAGACCTACAAACGAAAACCGATGCCGCAATTGCGGCGTTTGAGGCGGGGAACTACAAAACCGCCGCGACGTTGGCCAATTCCGCGTTGCTAATCATAGCGACCACGCCCGACACGCAATTCGACGGTGGCGACCAAATCCGATTTGACCGAGTTGGGGCGACCATGGCGTTAAAGGAAGTGATAAAGGCGTGCAACGCCAAGCGTTGGGCCGGTGGATCCAATCAACCAATTGAGTATCTCAGGGGATAGCATGGCCGACCAACTACCGTGGGGCGTTTGGGAAGTGATCGCAGCCGCACCGGATCGCCGAACCAATCGCCATTGGGAAGCCGCACAGACCGACCGGTTAAACTGGGCCCATTGGCAAAACGCTAGCGATGATCCGTTGCAGGATTTGCGAACCGATTTAGTGGAGTTGCACCGCCGCGTTCGGCACGAATCGATTAACAACGCGGTTTTGGATGCCGCGATTGAAACGCAGCAAACCAACGTAGTTAGCGCACGCGGGCCAGCGTTGCAAGTTTTGACGGACAACAACGCATTTAACGAAACCGTCGAGGCGATGTTTGCGAATTGGGGCCAAACGTGCGAATATCAAGACAATCTAGCCTTGGTGGATTTGCTAGACGGGTGGGTGGCGCAATGGATGATTTACGGCGAAATTTTCGCCCGAGAAATTATTGGCCCGAGTATTTCCGAATACAAAATTTTCGACCTAGGCCCCGAGGCCCTAGACACAACATTGCACGCGGCCAACGTGCACAGCGGAGTGGAAACCGACACCAACGGACGGGTGACGCATTACCGCATTTTCGACCCGGCAAACCCTACGATAAAAGACCGACTACCGGCTAGCGTGTGTTTGCACTACTACCGGCGACGGTTTGCGATGCAGCGCCGTGGGTTTCCGGGTTTCGCGAGCGTGTTACAGCCCGCCGCCGATTTGCGCGACTATGACGACCAGGTGCAAGACGCAGCCCGAGCCGCAGCCGACCACGCGGTGTTTTTCTACACAGAACACCCCGACGCCGAGTTTGCAGAACCGGCCAGCACAACGCAAAAAATCCAACGACGGGTGCAAAAATACATTGCCCCAGGTTGGAAACCAAGCGGCATACAAGCACACCAACCCGCAGCGACCTACCGAGAGTTTCGCAAGGAAAAACAAACCGATATTGCCAACGTGTTGGAAATGCCTTGGATGATCCTAAGAAAAGACGCGTCCAACCATAACATGAGTTCCGCACGGTTCGACGGTAGCCGATACGCCAAAGCGGTGGAACGAGTGCAAGCCAAACTAGAAAGGCGGTTTTTAACTCCAATCGTTCGCCGGTTGGTACGGATCGCACAGTACACCGGCGTGCTAGGCCCAACACCCAGGCAACAACGTTTCGACCGTTTAGCGTTCGAGTTCCCAAACTTGGTTTTGCCAATCGCGTGGACGTGGCCCAAGCCCCCGCCGGTGGACAATCTCAAGGACGCAATGGCCGAACGAATCAAGCTAGAAAACGGAACGTTGGCACTATCCGAGGCAATCGCAGCCGACGGACGGCGACCCGAGGAAACGTTGCGGATTCGCAGTCGGGACAACCAGGCGTTAGCCGACGCTGGTTTGCCGGTTTTGTTCGGCGCGTTGCCAACGTCATTTACCCCCGAGCAAATCGCCGCGTTAAATCAACTCACAGAACCAATTGACGCGACCCCAACCACACCGGCAATTGACACACAAACCGAACTAGAGGACTAAACGCCATGACTAGAACAGTAAAACGCCGAGCAAAAACCGGTGCAACTCGGGCCACGCATCGAAGGGCCGCAGCCGCGAGCCCGCCGCAATCGTTGAACAACACGGCCAGAACCGTTAGGGCAACGATTGCAACCGATACACCGGTGCAAATCTATGACGATTTAGGAAACGGCGAATACGGGTGGATCGACGAGGTATTGTTGCCCGCAGGCATGATCGAACCGACAAAAATGCCGCTACGGTTAGACCACTACAGCTATTCGAGCCGCAGCGTAATTGGACGCGTCACCGATTTTGAAATCACCGAGACAGACGTTAACGCGACGTTGACGTTTAGCCGTGCCGCCGACGTTGAAGAAATTTACACCCGAGTTAGTGAGGGTAACCTAGATTCGGTTTCTATCGGTGCAACCTACAAAATGGCCGACACAACCACGTTGCAACCAGGTCAAACGGCACGGTACGGGAAAAGCAAATACACCGCAGGCGACCGACCAATGCGGATTGTTCAGAAATGGAACGCGCACGAAACAAGCGTGGTAGACCAACCCGCAGACCCAAAAGCGGTTATACGTTCGCAAATTCGGACAGCAAAAAACAACCGGCAACAATTGCCCGAGTCAATACCCGGCACTGGTGGGCCTATTTCAACAGAGGACAAAATGACCAAGACCACACGCAGGCAAGCAGCCCGCAGCAACGGCCCGAGCAATCAATCGAGCCGACCGACCAAAGAACGCCGAGCCGCACGGCAAGCAATGCGTGCGGTGATCGCCACCAATGGCGAAGGGCCGGACGACACAGACACCGACGCAGGCGACGGTGAAGGCAACCAACAGGTTGCACGCCAACAACGCCCGAACGGACGCGAAGCGCTCGAGCAAGCCGACCGCCGAGCCGCCGAACAAGCGGGCACCAATGCAACGCCCGACCAAATCGAGGCAGCACGCCAAGAAGAACGCGCCAGGGTTTCGAGGATCCGCGAGCTAGGCCAAGGTCAACCGGACGAAATCGTATCGCGTGCGATTAGCGAAGGACTAAGCCCCGAGCAATTCGGTTTGGCGGTGTTGGAGCGTTTACGCGGCCAATCCGCTGGACACCAAACAAGCCAAAGCGGCGACGGTGTGAACCGAGCTCCAGCGGTTCACCAACGGCGCGGTGCGACGGTTGAGTCCTTGCAGGCGGCGGTTTTGTTGCGTGCAGGCGTAAATCTCCAAAACCCCGTTTTCGGCACCGAGGCCGCCCGCGTGGTTCTCGAGCGCAGCGGGTGCGGTTGGTTGCACGCGTTTAACTCCGAGATTGGAAGCGATGGAAACAGCCAACTCGAACAACACATTGACATTGGACGCCGGTTTCAGGCCGATTCAGCCGCACGCACGTGCGAACGGATCCTAGGGCTAGCCGGTGAAAGCGATTCGGGCGACGTGGAGGAAATGGTTCAGCGTTCGTTTTCGACGCCCTATTTGCCCCGGGTGTTTGGCGCCATTGTTTCGGTTGGATTGATCCAAGGGTATGCCGAGTTTCCAGATTCAACCCTTGGTTGGACAGCCGAGGCCGATTGGGCGGATTTCCGAACCAATCAACCTATTGGTTTAGATGCGACCCAGGGCCTACGCCGCCACACCCGTGGAACCGAGGCTAAAGACGTGGATTTCGCCGATTACGGCGAAGCCTACGCTGTCAGTCGCTACACGGGCCGTTTCGTGTTGGACGAGATGGACATTATCGACGATACCGTTGGAGCAAACCAAACGATGCCGCAACAAATGGGTCTAATGGCCGCGCGGTTGCGTCCAGATTTGGTTTACGCGGTGCTACAGGCCAACGGCAATTTGGGCGACGGAACCACGTTGTTCCATTCGAGCCGTGGAAACGTGGTAACGACTAACCCGCTAACGCTAGACAATCTCGGTAAGGCCGAGCAAGCCATGGCCGCCCAAACCGTCAAAAGCAAATCAGGCGTTTCCAGGCCGCTAAATCTAATGGCCGGATTCTTGATTGTGCCCCGTGCGTTGCGACCGCTGGGTAAGCAAATCACCGCGTCCACGTTGGTGGTTAGCGGGAACACAACCCAAGCCGGAAACGCCAACCCATTCGACGGCGAATACCAACTCCGCAGCGATGCCCGGTTGGACGTTGGGGTGGTCGATCCGCGCACCGAAACCAAACTAAGCGGTTCGGCAACCACGTGGTACATTGCCGAGCAATCCGGCCAGCAAGCTATCCAAGTTGGTTACCGACGCGGAACGGGCCGAGCCCCGAGCATTCGCGTTCGACCGCTAACGCAACCAGGCCAATTTGGTATTGGTTGGGACATCGCCCACGACGTTGGCGTTGGCGTTATCAAGGCCGCCGCAATGGTACGTTGCACGGCGTAACAATCCGTTGTGAAATGCCGTGGTGTGGGGTACAGAGTCGACCACGCCACGGCGTTTTCACAGGGCTAACAACACACTTAGAACGTTTTCAGATTGCATCGAGGGAAACATGGCAAACGAATTGGTTAGGGATCTAGGCGGTTTTTCAGGCCGCGAGGAATTTACCGCGACGGTGGCGGGCAAAACCGGCGACATTGTGTTTACCGGAAGCGGCAAGGCGGCGATTGTTTGCGACACCGCAGACTATGCGATTGCAGAACGCGTGGCAGTTTCAACCGACGCGTTGGTGTTGGTCGATTCGGCTAGCGCTACCACGTTTGCCGCAGGTGCAACCGTCAATTGGGACGCGACCAACAAATTGGCCGTCGCAAGCGGAACCGCAGGAACCACCGCCATGGGCAAGGCCGAAAAGGCCAAGGTGGCCAATGAACTTAGCGTTTTGGTTCGTTTGAACTAAGGCGTAAGTAGGAGAGTGGAAGGGATCGGAAACGGCGGCGGGTAACCGTCGCCGTTTTTTGTTGACACAAACAACGGACACAACGGACACAACGGAAACCAGAGAAATGGCACATTTTGATTTGATCGCACGGCACCCACTCGGGATCGACGGGCAAGTAATACCGGCGGGCCAGGTGGTAGCCACAATCACCACCGACCTAGAAATCTCGGCGGTGATTTCCAGCACCTATTTTGGTGATCTACAGGCCAAGCAATCGGGCGAATCGGCCAAACTGATGGCACCCGCGCCGGATGATACCAAACGAGTGCGACGGGATCGCAAACAGGATCACGAGCCGCAGCCGCCCGCGCTCGAGGATTCGCCCGCAGCCGTTGACCCCGACAAACTAAACGCCCAGCCCGACGAACAACCCGAGCCCGAGCCCGAACAATGGGCCGAACCGATTTGGTGGGATGGATTGCCCGAACGGATCGGTTCAGCCCTATGGGACGCGGGGTTCAAAAGTCGCGAGGCACTTAAAGAACATTTGCAAAAAGTCGGAACGTTTGGAGACGTGGACGGCATCGGGAAAGCAGCCGAGAAAAAAATCGTTCAGTGGTTGGAGCAATAACCCGTGGGATACCACC